TTTGTTTACAAACTGCAATGGCTTATGATCCTGAAGTTTTTACATCTGGAGTGCCAAATATTTCTGCAAAAATACGTGGCAGAAAAATTTTAGACTATCGAACAAGCACAACTGCTTGGAGTGATAATCCAGCTTTATGTATTTATGATTATTTGACCAATAGTGAATATGGTTTAGGTGTTGCTGCAAGCAGAATTGACACAACAACATTTACCCAGGCAGCGAATGATTGTGATGATACAATTACTTTAACTTCAGGAACACAAAAAAGATATACTTGCAATGGAGTTATTGATACAGCTTCATCATTAAAATCTAACTTAGAAACATTATTAAGCGCCTGTGCAGGTAATTTAACATATTCAAATGGTAAATTTAAACTGGTTGTTGGTAAATGGCGATCATCAACAACAACAATTAATGAAGTTGATTTGCGAGGTGATATTCAGCTAGTAACAAAGCCAAGCAGACGCGAAACATTTAACACAGTTCGTGGAACATTTATTGGTGAAGAAAGTTCATGGGTAGTTGCAGATTACCCAGAAATAAAAGATAGTGCAGCAATAACAGCAGATGGTGAAACATTAGTTAGTGATTTAGCTTTACCTATGACAAACACAGCTGTTATGTGTGAAAGAATTGCAAAAATTTATTTAAAAAAATCGCGTATGTCATACACTATGACATTGCCTTTAAAATTAACAAAATTTGCAATTGAGCCAATGGACATTGTGACAGTTAATTTGCCCACAATTGGCATACAAAACAAAACATTTGAAGTTGTTGATTGGAAATTTGGAACAAATGCAGGTGATAAAGGTGATATTACAATTGGATGTGATGTTGTTTTACGCGAAATTGAAAGCTCTGTTTTTGATTGGTCAAATTCAGAAGAAATTGGCTATACAGAAACAGCAGCCCCAACTGTTACAAAAATAAATGATGTTGCAGTTCCAACATTTTCATTAACAGCACTTGAAACAACAGCAACAGACGGAACTGTAGTTAGTAATATTGAAGTGAATATAAGTGACAGCACAGATGATAGGCACATTTATGAATACGATATTTATTATAAAAAAACATCTGACACAAATTTTGAAACAATCTCAACTTTAAGGGATAGCGATTAATGGCAAAAGCAACAATTTCAGAAGTGGATAAAAAATTGGCAGTATTAGAAGCACATTTAAAAGATCATATAAAAGAGTGCACAAAAACAAGTGAACTAACTTTGGTTAGAATTAAGAGAATTGAAGCAATTATGATAACAGGCACAGCTTCAGTTCTTGTATTGCTCTTAAAAATAGTCTTTTTTTCATAAACGAGCCAGAAAGCGTTTTAAAGCTCATACAGCAGAAGTTGATGTTTTACATCAATTACTACTAGGAAAGCCCTTAAAACAGCCGAAAACTCGCTGAAACAAGCCATTTTTTCAAAAACAGGAGTTAAAAACTATGATTTCATTATTAAGCAGTCTTTTGGGCTTTGCTGGTGGCTTTACACCTAAATTATTGGATTTCTTCCAGGCAAAACAAAATATGAAGCATGAATTAATGCTTCAAGAAAGCAAAATTAAATATGCAAAAGAGCTTTCTGCTTTAAAAATTAAAGAAGAAACAGTTAAGGCAATGACTGAACAAACAAAAGCTGTTTACCAACATGATCAACAATTGTCTAAAGCTAATCCATCCAAATTTATTGCAGCTTTATCAGCAAGTGTTAGACCAGTAATCACATATTGTATGTTTACTGTCTTTTGCGTAGTTACAGTTGCACAAGTTGTTGTTGGCATACAAGAAGGTGATGAACCTTTAAAAGCAATTCAAGCCGCTTGGTCAGAAGAAAGCATGGCTTTATTTAGCTGCATAATTAGTTTTTGGTTCGCAAATAGATTGGTTTCAAAATGACAAGAGCAGTAATTTCAGGTGTTGCAACAGGCACTCAATATGATGTTAAAGTTAGAGCAAGGAATATGGCCGGAAAATATTCAGCCATGTCATCAATATCACAAATAACAGTTCCAACAAAAACATCTGCTCCAGGCAATGTTACCAGTCATTCAGCAACAAGTGATCCAATTAGTATTACTATTAAATGGACTAACCCAAGTGATACTGATTTAAAAGGTGTTGAAATTTATTATTCAACTTCATCTGGAAGTGGTTTTTCTTTATTGGCTAGTGTTGATGGTGTTCCAGGCACAGTTAATGAATTTAATTGGAATTATGAAGATACATTATCTTTAAACCAAACATATTATTTCAAATTAAGGGCTGTAAACACAAGTTTGGTTGCTGGTTCATATACAACAGAAATTAATGCTCAATTTTCCACAATAGCAACCTCAGATATAACACTTCAAGCTGTATCAAATATGTATTCAGCAGTCACAAGTGGCAACCAATATTTTAACACGGATGTTGATACTATAACTTATTCTGCAAATAGTGGCGCATCAACTTCAACATTAAAAGGTATTATATGTGCAGAAATTACATTAGGGGCAATTGGTTCAAATATTACTGGTTTTGCTATTAATGCAACTGCAATGGTTCAAAAGAAGTTTACATGGTCATCTGCAAGGTATGTGACAGGAGTTGTTTTACAAAAAGTAGCAGGAAATGCTTATTACGAACAAGCAACTGGCTTTGGAAGTTCAGCTAGTTTTTTAGGTGAAAATGAAGCAGATAGTCAAGATTATGGAGATGGCGCACAAGCTACTTATGCGACTAATTCAATTGATAGTTCTGGTGACGTTATTGGCACAACAGGAAGTAAATACGCTTTATTTTTATATACTGAAACAGAGCCAAATTTCAGTTTAGGTGTATTTGCAGGAAGTGGTTTAACAATTACAGAGTTAAAGAGGTAATTATGGCCTTAGAATTATTGCTAGGATATTTTTATGACGCTGAGGGAAATTTAATTCAATGGTATCAGGGTTATGGAGATTTGGAAAATTTAGATGAATTTATGGAACATAGAGGAAATGCAATAGGGTTCATTTCTTCAAAAAGTGTAGATACAAATGCGCACAAATACGATTTTGAAACACAAACTATAAAGGAGATATAAATGGAAAACACATATAAAACAAATTTAAAAACATTTAACAAACCAATTTTTGATATTTCAAAAGATAATAATAAAATTTATCGAGGTAACGCAAATATTGAAAAAAAAGAAAAAACTAGATCAATTATACGTTCAGTTTTTTATAGAGGAGCTGAGCACCAGATAAGTCAATAATGGATAAAATAATTCAAATTATAAAAAGTATTATATCACCAGAGCAAAATTGGTCAGCTTTTGCAATGAAAATAACTGGTTTAATTGTAGTTGCTGTAATTGGTTATATTGCATTTCAGCAATATGCAAATTTTACAACTGATGAAAATAATCAAAACATACCAATAATTGAAGTATTTGAAGCTCAACCAGAAAAGAAAAATGAAGTTGAAGAATTAGTAAACAAATTATTAAGATCAGATCGTAATATTCAATCTGTTTGGCTATATGATTGGGTTGACGCAAGGAATGTTGTTCCATTGATGATGTTGCCAAGAAATAGCGAAGATTTATTACCAACAGGGTATTTTATGGAAGGTGATGAATATGTCATTGGACATTTTGTTTTAAGTCAATGCACCTCTTTGGATAGAGAAATTTCAAATATAGCATGCCCCATAATGAGCTCCGAGGATGCCTGGGGAGTATTAGTTGTGACTTATCCAAATGGTGATCCAAATTTAAAAACATCAAAAGCAACAGCAATGAAAATTTCAGAAATTTTATATTTGCAAAACAATTAATATAAGGAGATTTAATGTCAGATTTAAAAGTTTCAGATACTTCAACAATTTCAATTCCAATTAGAAATTTAATTGCAATTGTGTTTGGTGTTGCAACAGCAGTATGGGGTTATTTTGGTATTGCTGAAAGATTAAATTTAATTGAACGCGATTTAGACTTAATGACCAAAGATGTGACATTAAATAGTGAGTTTCGTATTAAATGGCCTAGGGGTGAATTTGGCGCGTTACCAGATGACGCTAGGCAAGATATGGAAATTGAAATGTTAAAAGAAGAAGTTAAAAAACTAAAAGAAAGGACTGGACAATGAAAAATTTACTATTGGTATTAATACCATTTGTTTTAATTGGATGTGGCTCTTCAAGAATAATGCTTAATGCGGATATTCCAACAGACACAGAAATTAAAATTGAAATTTCAACTGATAATATATCTGAATAATGTATATCTACAAAGCCCGTTTGGTTAGGATTGTTAATGGTGATACAATCCGTTGTTGGATTGATTTAGGTTTTGGCGTGTCATTACAATCAATGACAATCAAATTAAAAAACATCCAGGCACCAACTGGAATAAAAGGTGAAGAAGCAACTGATTATTTAGTTGATATTTTGCCGCAAAGTTTTTCAATAAAAACTCAATTTGAAGATGGAGTTATTATTGCTGAAATTATGTCAGGTGGTAAATCCATTAATGATCAAATGTTGGAAAGTGGACTGGTAACAAAATACCAAAAATAGTCTTGACCCTTTTTTGACCCTTTTTCCATTGAATTTAATTAAACTTATAAGATTTAATAAAACATAATTAGCATTATATAAATCACCAAAACCTAAGGTCACATTGAATAACAATTCAAAAACAATAGGTTACTGAAATTCCCCAAATAAGCCCCATACCTATCTTTTAAGGAGATTG